CATCATCCGTAAAAGAAACTGAGGAGGATTGTAGTCCGATGCTAGTCACTTGCAGCCAAGAGCCATCCTCTAGTATCTCTAGAACTTCTCCTGCAAAACAAGTAAATACTCGACCTGTAGAGGTTGTGTACAACCCCCGACAACTAGACTCGGGGTCTACTACGGAAATAGGAGACTCCCCTGTTGCCTCTACTTCACCACCTAAGTTAGCCACTGTATTGGTATTATTAAAGGTTTCGTAGGTAAACTGAGTAGTAGAGATGACAGAAGCCACGACAACTTGAATCTCATCATAATCAACTGTGCCATTTATATTAACAACAGTCCCTGGAATAACCTCAGAATCCGTTGTAGTGGACACGCTAACCACATTGGGGGTGGCCCCGTTGCCTTGGATAGCTTGTATGATCTTAGGGGGTGACTCTTTACGAGTGAACGTGAAGTTCCCCGGAGTTCCAATAATCTCGGAGGGGAATTTACCCTCACCTTCAGTAGATTGTGGATAGCCGTTTAACGTCCTACGGCTCGAAGAATTTGGGCTCCGAGCTTGGTAGGTTTGAGCAATCCAGTCTTGTACAAGAACTCGAGCCATTTTATGTCCTAAATATAAGAGTCCGTAGTTATATCCCAATAACCCGCACCTCGAGGAGTGCCATCGTGAGATAGCCTACGAGATTTGTTATTGAGCCTTTTAAGTCGTGTAATCGTTTTTACTGCCCTAGCTTCAAGCAAGGGAACCATTTCCAAGTTACCATAATCTCCTGCAAGAACTACTGCTAACTCAGCCACAAGAGCTGGGTAGTAGCCGGAAGGTAGACTGATTGTATCATTTAGTGTTTTAGCACTAACTACATTCTGTGAAGTTATGATGTATGGAAATGAATTTGCATTAGGGAATACTTCAATTTGACTAATTGGGTAGGTAGTATGTACTGTGTAGTAAAGAGGTATTCCCCCTGTTGCTCCACTTACATTTCTAAAATTAGAAGTTGCAGCATCGTCCGGGGATACATATTCAAGTGGGTAGTATTTACCTGACTTGTTAATTGCTACAGAAATTACTCGATTGGGTCTAGGCGCATCAACGTCCACAGCTCCTTCAGCAGCAGGGCCGATTTTTATTTTACCTGCATCTATAGTCGGGATTGCAACATTATACTCATCATTCACATACGGAAATAAAGAGTCAATGTTCCAGCCTTCTATAATATCGTTTAATTCCTGTAATGAATCACTAGCTTCAAGAGACTCTAGGGTTTCAATCGCATCAATAACCCCGGCTTTTTTAGCTGCTTGTTGGATTAAATCTCTAGCTGTCTTCATCACTATTCCTTAGAGGATTTCTTTTTGGTAGTCTTCTTAGTGGCCTTTTTTACGGACTTTTTAGCGGGTTTAGCAATAATTGCATCATTGCTGTACTGCTTAGGTGCTTTAGGTTTGTACTTCATTAGCATATATACTCCAAATAAAAGAAGGAGCCCCGAAGGGCTCCGTTAGGATTAGTATCCTTTTACTACAACTGCGCCATACTCAGGACGGATCACTTTAGTACCATAAAGTACGTCAAAGCGAACAGGGAAGTCCGAAGTTGCAATGTTATAGTCACGCACTAAGCGCATTGAGATACCTTCAAAAGACTCGCGAGATGCCATATCTGTGCCACGAGGAAGTTGGAGATCCGCAGATGCGAAAGTCATAAAATCCTTATGGAATACAAGAGTCTTCTGTAGGTCTGCAGTCAAGGCATCTGCTGTTACTGGGGCATCAGAGATGTTTTGGCGAGCATCGGTGTTAGCAGAAATGATAGGAGCTGCAATAGGAACTACTACAGCACCTGCGCCTGCGATCACTACATCTTCTTGTGCTGTCACATATACCTTTTGACCAACAAATTTCTTTTTAGTCTCAGGTTGTACTGCGTAAGCATCTGATGTGCCGTTGTTCAACTCAAACTGAGTTCCTTTAGGTATAGTACCCGCACCGGTAGCAGTTATGGTCATGGTAGCGCCTGCTGCTGAACCTGAATTTGGATTTCCTGCAGAGAAACTTACAATGGCAAAAGATGCTTCGGGAGAAGTCTCAGTTGTTGGGATGTATGAAGATTGATAGAAGTCAGCACCTGCAGTGCGGCCCATCATACCTTCACGGTATTGGCTAGAGATCTCAGATGAATCTTGGAAGAGACCTTTTAAAGTATCTACTAGATCCACTTGCATGAGAGTGTCAATTAGTACACATCGGTTGTTGTCCCGAGGAGTAGTTAAGTTGTCAAGGTACGCCTGAGAGATCAATATTGATTTCCAAAGGTCAGCAGCAGTGGCTGCAGAGACAACTGATTGGCCGGAAGCTGTACGTAGAACGTCTTGTTCGATGTCAGCAGCGATGCGAGACATAGCCGGCTCAATGATGCGTTTTGAGAAATCATCTAACTCTAAAGTCAAGTCTAGGTCAGTGAACTCAAGGTCAACACCTACGATTTCTTGAACAGTAAGTGGAACAGTTTGTTCAACGTAGTCTTGAACAGGAGCATCCATGACGATCCCTCTACGTACTTTAAACTGAGCTGGCTTTGTGATACGAAGGGTATCGCCAATTTTTGCACCAGTAGATGCGAATGATGAATCGTATTGCTTATTAACAGCACCTACGAATGTGAGTTTCTCGTGAAGGACTCTTAATGATTCCCGAGTAATTTGATCTGGGGTCAAAATAGAATTTGCCATGTGATCTTTCCTTTTTTACATGGGGCGCTCGGCCCCGATTTAGCGTTTTCGAACCTGTTTTCGCCTAGCTTTCATCCAATCCTCCGTGGAGAGAGATTCCATACTAGCTGGCGCACCAGCCCTACCTCCGTTAGACTTTGGAGTAGGTGTCGCATTTGTAACCGGCTTGGAAGTGCCAACGGTTTTAATACCCATCTTTAACTCCATTTCAAGCTGCATCAACTTGCGATCCCTTGCCCTCTCGTCCATGTAATTGAGTTGTTGAGCCTCTGTCGGGTTTTTTGCTAAGTAATAAGCCATTTTAGGACCTTGATCCGATTCACTTATCACCTGTAACGCATCTACCGGCATAGGTATGTCAACACTCCCCACTACCTCAAGTAAGTCTGGGATTTCTTCAGAGACTGAGCTGACTCGTTCACTCCACATTTCAGCTTGCACAGAGGCTTGCTGTTGTTGGATATGGGCGGCTTGCTGTTTGAACTGCTGTTCTTGCAAACGATTATCCAACTGTGAATTGACCTTATAGTCAATAAAGTCTTCTTCAGAAGCGAACTCTTCTCGAGTCTTGGGCGCTTGACTAGCAAGTTTGCTTTCTAACTCGTGTTTTTGTCGCTCTAAGGCTGCGATCTTATCGGCTTGCTCATACTTCTTTGCAGTTAGTTTCGCTAGTCGCTTCTCGATGCCTTTTGGTAGCTCTGCCTTTTCACCCTCTGATTCTTGGGTTCCCGATGCCTCGGTATCGCCAACTTCTGTGGGTTCTAAGTTTCCCTCGGGTTCCGGGGTTGAGTTCGGTTCCTGTGCTAAGGGTTGTTCTGTAGGTTCTGCTTGATTAGCAGACTCAACTAAATCGAGGGATTGTTCATTGTCCATCCGAGCCTCTTCTCGTTAATTATCCTCAGTTTAATCCCTGAGTAGGATACCCGCTTTTAGGTGCGGGCTACCTTAAATCTATCTTATTTATCCACACTTTGTCAACATTTTATTCACCTAGTGTGTTGTTAATGTTAGTAGATACTTGTGTGGTCTCAGCTTGATCTGTGGATAGGGGTCCAGGAATAGGTGGAACATAGTCTTTAGATGAGAAGTTCCCCACTAAGTCAATGTCTGCTTGTTGTCCGGCTTTTAATACATCTCCTGCGAGAGATCTCATGTCTGACTCAGCATCTGCCTCTATTTTAAGTGCAGCTCTTTCATCTTCTCCAACTTGCTTCATTCTCTCACGAGCTAAAGCTCCCTCTTCTTTAATAAGAGTTTTTGCTAAATCAGCTTGGCGATCTTTGTCTTCGGCAATAATACGAGCTTGGAGTT